TGGTGTCAGTTTCGATTTAAAAACTGGAGTGTGTAATTATACACGAGACTATTGTAAGCGTTACGGAATAGATTTTAAACGTAGAACATGGAGAGATGGAACACCATACAATGAATGTGAACTCGACGACACACAAGAAATTTTTGAATTTATATTTGGTCAAGAGAATGTCAGACTGATGAAGACCTGGTTCACGGACCCAGAGATGGGTGCAGAAATGACTTGGCAAAATACAAAAGATACCTACAACCGACGAGAAGATAAATATGGTACAGCGGGGGCTATCGGAATGACGGTTGCCGATCCAATGGGTATATACGAAGGTTTTGGTCAAAATATCGCCGAACAACTTGGAGGTAGAGAAAAATTTTGCGATCCCGCAGACACATGTAAAAGGTTTCATGTAAAGCACACCGGTGGTAACTTCATGACTATGACTGCTCGCGATAAGAATGGGGATGTGTATTCAAATGGCCAGGGGTTCCAAAATCAGGTGAAGGATGGCGAAGATCATGTATTTTTCGTACCCGAGGGTGGTTATTTTAAAGCTGATTGTAATCCGGGGAGTAGCGATATTGTTCAATACAATGATATTGGAAATCCGTTGAAATGTTCATGTTGGTATGGTAAAGCGAGGTGTGGTGATGATGGTGATTTCTGGTCGACGACGTGGGATCAAATCGTTCAGGGAGTCGAGGCAGTGGGCGAAGTAGCAGAGACCGTGGGTGGGGGGATCGTTACGGCAGGTGAGACTGTGGGTGGGGGGATCGTTACGGGAGGTGAGACTGTGGGTGCGGCAGGAGAAGCAGCAGCATTAGCAACAGCACAAGCATTATCAGAAGCAACAGCAGCAACAGAACAAGCAGCAGCAGATGTAGCACAAGCAGTAGAAGATGAAGCACAAGCATTAGCACAACAAGTGTACGAAGCAGAACAAGCAGCAGATGCAGCAGAAGAGGTAGGTAATGTCGTGGGTGGGACTATAAGTGACACAGCAGAAGATATAGGTAATACCGTGGGTGGCTGGTTTTCAGACAGGAGATTGAAACAGAATATTCGCAAAATGCGCGTCGCGTCACCTATCCCGGGGCTCTCCCTTTATATGTGGGAATGGAATGAGATTGCGATGTCCAACTACGGACTCAAAGGACGCGACTTTGGATTTATCTCTGATGAAATCGACGATCAATATATTTCCAAGGATGTGTATGGATATGAATTCATCCGCAAAGATTCTCCAATTTACCAGGCTCTGGTGAAAATAAAATATCGATAATTATTAAAAGCGCCATGTCATCAGCGTCATTTAGACTTTATGCTAAAAGATCAGATGATTACGCTGATGCGGTGCGCGCCTTTAAGGCAAGTGGGAGTGGCGGGGACCAGGCGGTGGTGGTGGCGACACGTAACAGCCTAGCTGATGCAATGAAATCCCTCGATCCCGCCGTATTAAAGGCAGCGTACAATAGTAAGCCCACGACGTTTATGAAAAATTTGGAAGTTTTTAACAAGGCAGATCAAATTAAAATAGCTAAAAAGGTAGATGATGCGACACTTAGTAGCAAAGTCACTAAGATGAAATCGGCTGATGACGTGGGGGGTGCGGCGACCAAAGGAACAACAAAGTATGACACAGCACAGACGCTGATTAAATATACTGCCGCTGGTATCGCTGGTTTTACATTGATTAACTATCTCGACAAAAAGTATGATGATGAGGAGAAGATATACAGAAATTGTATGGCTGCCTGTCTCCCCCACAACTGGGATGAATATCAGTATGGTGCCATCAAAGAGGATGAACTCGAGTACAGCACACCAGATAGTATTAAAGAATATCAAATCGAACCAATTCCAAATCAACCCTACTGTAAAAGGGGAATGGAGTGTGAAAATTTCTGTGGTGTGACATGCGGTGAAGAGGCCAAAGCCGATATTCCACTCTTGGATCTCCCGGGGAATGTGGCTGGATCGGCGGCGGGTGCGACAGGTCAAGCCGCTGGTCAGGTCACTGGTGGTCTTTTCGGTGGAACCTTGGAGGGTTTGGGAGCTGGTGGTCCAGGTAGCATGGGTGCGAGTGCAGTATCAGCGATTCTGGTCATGGCGTTTTTTATATTCTTCTTGTTGCGAAAAGATTAAAATCCATTCGTAATAATTCCATCTACATTGTACCTATACATATACTCCAACTCTTTGTCTTCTTTATGTGTATAGGTATAGACTTTGATATTCTTAGACTTACAGTAGGATATGAACTTGTGATCTAAACATGTCCAGTGAAGTATTACAGCTTTGATATCTCCCCACGTTATTTCACTGTATTCCCCCTCGTGAAATGTCGTTTCAAATGTGGATCCCTTTTGAAATTTTAATGGCAAGCTGTACATGATCTTTCTGTTGAAGCTACAGAAAATCACATCATCGGTTGGTTCAGTTTCGTAAAATTTTACGATTGCCCCGACCACTGAAATGTTACTACCTTTAATATCCACGAGTACGAGTGTTTTTCGTATGTCTGGAACTTTATCATATAGTTCCTGTAATGAACATACACCTGAATCGTTCAACTGTTCCAATGTCATGTCTTCGATAAATTGGTTATTCAAATATATGTCATGATACAATACCAATTCCCCAGTTTCACACATCTGGACATCAATCTCAACACCATCGTATCCCCTGTGAATTGCTTCACGAATTCCCTCGATGCTATTGTCCCTGTACTTTATGGAATACCCACGATGTGCGATATACTTCATCCCTACTTAAAGCTATTTTAATTCTTTATACTAATGATCCTTAGTATAGATGTTGGTATAAGGAACTTGGCGATGTGCCTCTTGGACGAGGATTCTGGTAAGCTTGTGAAAGAGTGGGATGTTGATGGAATACCTCCTCAACATGCTGATGGTGTGTATATTTCCATGAGAGACCATCTGGATGCGAGGCCCTGGGTACTCACAGCTAAAACCATTCTCATAGAGAAGCAACCTGAGCGCAATAAGAAGATGGTCTCCGTGATGCACTTTTTACACGCCTACTTTATCATCAAGTGTCCCAAGGCTGAAACTATTCTATACGATGCGAGACACAAAATTCCAGATGTAGCTGGTCCGGGTAAGGCACAGTACAATAAAAGAAAGAAGGTATCCATCGAGAGGTGTGAAGCGTTCATCCGCGATGGACCCACAAACACACACTGGCTTCCCACCTTCCTGAAGTCTAAGAAGAAGGATGACTTGGCAGATACCGTGATGCAGGCTTTAAGTTTCGTGAATAGGAAGGAGGTTATACCCGCTTCACAAAAAAAGAAGACGACAAAGTTGGTACCAAGGCGACCCAACGAGAATCAAAAGGCCACTAAATATTCAAAGTCAAATTTGGCCTGGATTTACCTGAACAAAGTCGAATGCGAAGTCCTCGAAAATAACAAAAGATTCATGAAGGATCTGAAGAGGTACTATCGGGACATCAACGAGTTGATTAAAGAAATGAAGTGAGGAGGGTATATACGATGAGCCTGACTATTCGAATGTCCGCGGATCCCAAGCCTAGCATTGACAAACTCGTTAAGAGTAGTAATAAGCGTATCAAGACCACCTTCCACACGAAGAAGCCTCAGAGGACCAATCACCGGGTGGCTCTCGATGAACTTGATACATTTCTGGAACTTGTCGACGAAGCCATGGATGCCATGAGTAATACACAGTATGAAATTGATAAAGCACAAGAAAAGCTACATAAACTATACGATCTCTGTGGAGAGGTACCATTGGATGATGAATGTAACTATTAAAGATTTGGGGGGAACTAAAGATACAATGAAAAAGGTTTTGGATCATGGATTCGTAGAGTTGGTGGATCACATGCCACAACGAGAATTGGACAAGGCGATTGTAGATGGAGCGCGTGTAAGTTATCAAACAGGTACCAAGACGACACGTGGAGATAGGGGTCTCATTCGTTACCTTGTTCGAAACTGGCACACCTCACCCCTAGAGTTGGTCGTATTCAAGTTTCGTATTAAGGCACCACTGTATATTGCGCGTCAGTGGTTGAGGCACCGAACAGCCTCTGTGAATGAGATGAGTGCTCGGTATTCTATCGTCGATGAAGAATACTACGAACCCGATATCCTTCGAGGACAATCGGCAGTCAATCACCAAGGATCGGAGGGTGTTGTTGAAATTGGTGACGAGTTGAACGAAACACTCTCCGCACAGTACAAGGCTGCATTCAAAGTCTATGAAGAACTCTTGGCTAAGGGGGTGTGCCGGGAACAGGCGCGGGGTGTTCTTCCACAATCGACCTACACCTCCTTTGTATGGAAAATGGATCTACACAACTTGATGCACTTCCTCCAGTTGAGGATGGATCACCACGCCCAAAAGGAGATCAGAGACTACGCTGTGGCCATCTATGAGCTGATCCAACCCCTGGTACCAATCAGTATGGAGGCCTTCATGGACTTCCGTGTGAATGCCATGCAACTCACGGGACCTGAAATCGATGCGATTGCCGATGGCAAATCTATAGACAGCCCGGGTGAAAAGAGGGAATTTGAAGAGAAACTAAAGAGGTTAAAAATAAAATCTTTATAATGAGTACCTATGAATACAAATGCGTCTGCTATAATGACAACCCAAACACTTTTCGATTTTGAGTTGAAACGTCGCCCCGATTTAGCCCGTAAATACGGGTATATCCAGGTTATTGAACCCAAATCTACCACATATAATGATGAAAAACGACTCAGCTACATTGAATACGAAATGTCGCGCCGACCCCGCGCAGCATTAAGAATGAAAATGTATAAAAAATAAATATCCCCGTATAATAAATGCTTGCCATCACAAATACAATGACCGTATTCGCTGCCGAGAAGAAGAACAAGGGGTTCAAGAGGTTGAGTAAGAAGATCCAGAAGGAACGCGATGCTGACGTGGGTAAGATCAAAGAGAAGGTCTCTGATATTTTCCGTGATGAACAGCGTCGTTTGAAGGGATATCTCGATGAGCATAATAAGTTGATCAAGAAGAGTGAAAAACCCAAGAAGAGTAGGAAAAAGTCTATCGATTTTTACGAAAAGTAAGCCACAACGTACACAAAACAAAAAACATCGCCAGGGGTGGATTATCCCCAAATTTCTCAGCCAATAGAGCACAGACAATGCTGTACTGGACGAGCTTAATTTCCTGTTGTGTTTTTATAATAGAGCGTTTCATAGATCCTCTGGACTTTTGAAGACCATTTACCACCGTATTTATTTTACTTACCGTACCAGGTATCTCCGTCGTTTTCATGAATATATCACCAACATTCACAGATTCTATTATTTGCTCTTGAATGAGGGGTTCCAGGTATGTGAAATAGTTAAAGTCTGGATCCAGTTTGAGACAAATACCTTCGATCGTCGAAAAGGCTTTGGCGAGGTACACGAAACTACTCGGTACGACGAATGGTTTTTCCATGGCGAGTTGCGTCGCGAGATCATCATTCACAATTCCAGAACCGTCTAGGGTCTCTAAGTACCCTAAGATAGTTTCAAAGAATAATTCAATGTCCGAAACATCCGAAGAAGTCGGGACAATCACACCTAACTTAACGAGTGTATCGACTATACCAGCAGTATCCCTCGTGATTATAAACCCAAAAAGTTTTGTGAATCCATCTCTAAGTTCTTCTGATAATGGCACAAGTAATCCAAAATCATAAAATACAAGTTTCCCCTTTGGTGAAAATCCCAAGTTACCTGGATGTGGGTCGGCATGGAAGAGACCATTATCCATAGTTTGGATCACATATGCATTTATAAGGGCTTCACATATCTTCTTCTTATTCACCTTCTTGTCTGTAATCTCGGTCAGTTTAACTGATGGTACATATTCCATGACGATCATTTCATTGTTTGAATACTTTTTATACACTTTCGGAACTTTTACCCAATCGATATCTTTCATACTCTTTCGAAACTTGATGGCGTTATTAATCTCCTGATTGTAATCCGCCTCACCTAATAGGTATTCTATAGATTCATTCAGAACTCTCCCCGAACTATTACCTGTATCTATACCCACATACTCGAGAAATTGTACAATTTCACGTATATTATCGGTATCTTCTTTCATGATATCCAGAATTCCTGGGCGTTTTATTTTTACAACAACTTTTTGACCGTTTTGGAGTACGGCCATATGGACCTGGCCGATACTCGCTGATTTAAATGGTACAGGGTCAAATTCTCTGAAAATATCATAATCTACATTGGTATCGAATTCCACGGGAGGAACGTTATCTTGAAGTGATTCCAGTTCTTTTGTAAATTCCGGTGGATATAGGTCTCCCCTCGTCGAAGCGATCTGACCTAATTTTACAAATGTTGGTCCAAGGTCGAGGAGTTCTTCTTTCGTCCATCGACCGAGTTCTGATTTATTTTGTACAGTGGCTTTTTTCCATAGAAACTTACCAGCAAATTTCCATGTTTTGATCTTCCTGTCAGATTTTTGACGTATAGGAATTTGGTTCGCTACACATAGCATCCTACTTTTTGCAAAGTTTTTATTTCTTCGTATATTAAAATGAATTTTTTAAAACCATTGAGTGATCCGATTGAAAAAGTTCTCAAAGTACCCGTCATTTTTACACTTTTCGTGATGTACCAGGGTTTATTTTCACACAATTCCGTTGAAGTCCCCGAAAGATTGGAAAAACTTTTTCAATATGAATCATTTCGCTTTTTTTCATTGATTATAATTGCCCTCGCAATTACCCGTGATGTGGAATATGCGTTATTATCAACGTTACTATTCATCGTTAGTCTATATGCCATAAAGACACCAGAAGAACGAAAAAAAACTGGATTAATATGAAGATAAATTATATCCCCTAATAGTAGAATGAAGATTCATATTGTGGGTGCCGGACCGACGGGTATGTCCCTAGCTTGGGAAATACTTAGATCGGGTGAACACGATGTAACAATTTACGATAGAAAACTTTCAGCCGGTGGTTCTTGGTGGGAACCCGACGGAGACGTGAGAGATCTACATGCGCACCGTATAGTTTTCGATCGCGCATTTGTCAATACCCAGAGTTTGTTTAGAGAAATGGGAATCAGGTGGGACGATATATTTGAACCAGTCAGTAAAGGTGTGTATAGTTTTGTCTTCAAGTCACTCAGTCTCAAAGATTACGGTGCCCTGACTTCACTATCTTTTAGGGTTCTAACCAAACCCGAACACTATAGGGGAGTCTCTCTAAAAGATGCTCTGGGTGATCTTTCAGAAAAGGGGGAAACTTTACTCGAACACCTCCCCCTGTTGATGGATGGTGTCAGGTGGGATGTCATGTCAGCCTACGAGTTTGTGAAAAGTTTTGACTACGTCGCCCTCTCTAAACAATACACCCAACGGGTCTCTGGGAAGGTCATGTGTGACGCGATGGAACAGGCAGTCCTCGATGCAGGTGCAAATTTTGTGTTTGGTAATGAACTCACAGACTTGGAGTACTTTGAGGATGGGTACAAGGCAACCTTTTCAGACGCGACTGTGGTCGAGGATGGCATGCTCTTCCTCTGTCTCGATAACAGTCCAGCCATAAAGTTGTTGAGTGACAATTGGGGACTTGATGGAGAAAAGAAGGTCCGAGAAAGTACCTACGGGTGTATCAATATTCTCCTAGACTTTGACGAACCAATCAAAATTAAAGATGAGGTGGAAATCATAACATCCACAAAATTCCGACTTCAACCAGTCGTCTTATCGGATGGGGTGACAGTGTCATGTATAATCACAGATCTCAATGAAAATGTTATCAATACTCCACCAGAAGAGTTAAAAACCCTCGTTTTGGAGGAATTGGATGTACCCACCCCCAAAGAAATTCGAATCGGTTGGGGTGCAGATTGGGATGGTGAGAAGTGGCAATTTTCTCAATCCTCGGGGGTTCTCAGTCTCCACGGACAGCTCCCCTTTTTTGGGAAATGCCCCAAAGTTGCCATGTGTGGTATGATGTCCCCGAGGAAGACACCCTATTCGAGCATCGAAGCCGCCGTTGAGGTATCAAGGTCCCTCAGTCACCAGGAATTTGGTACGAGGGAGCCTCTCCAACCCATCCTTCTGACACACATGATTTTATTGATCATTGTGGTACTTATAGTTTTAATTCTACTCTATCGTAACAGAAACCTATGAAGTTTGTAGCCTCAGTATATCAACCCATGTACGAATTTAACGGTAAAAGGTACATACGACTCAAAATTACACAGAAAAGTGCAGAGAGTATCGACCAAATTCATGTGAATAAGGCGCACCTCCTATTGAATAAAAACATAGACATTCCACTTATCGGTCAGGTGCTCACGGTGAAGGTTCCATTCCGTTATAGGAGAGTGATGTGTGAAGTCAAGGGGAGACCCCTACAATCTCTTATAAAAGGTGATGAAATCGATGTTGATGTACAGTTTAAGGGTGCTTGGAATGTCGGTGATTACTCTGGATTCTCTTGGTTACTCTCAAGTTCAACATACTCCGAAAGCGGGTGATATATCAACTCATTTAAAGTTTCTCATCTTTAAATCAGTATGCTCAGTAGAACTGGGTACCTCGTGAATGGAGGTCCCTTACAGGAAATTAAAAAGGAACTCACCGTAAGACCCATAGTTAATGGAGACTACGGATTTCCGCCACCACCTTTCAAGGTTTTTAAGACGACTAAAAATGGTATCTGTGTCCCGCGCTTCTATGGCGTCGAAAAACTTGGAAAACCCAAGGAGGATCGGCGACCCGAACCCACGAAGATCAAAACGAAATTTGCCGGAACCCTTCGAGATGCAACACACCAAAACGAAGCACTTGCTGCAGCTCTTAAAGCGGGTCATGGCGTTCTCTCACTCCCGTGTGGTTTCGGGAAGACCACCGTATCCCTGGCAATAGCATGTACATTGGGCTATAGGACCATGATTGTAGTGCATAAACAGTTCCTAGCTGATCAGTGGAGAGAGAGGATTCAACAATTCTGTCCAGGTGCGACTATAGGAATAGTCCAACAGGATAAAAAGGAGGTTCATTGTGATTTTGTCATCGCGATGCTCCAGTCCCTCTCCCTAAAGGAGTATAGCTTTTCGGACTTTGAGAGTGTTGGGACCCTCATAGTAGATGAAGCACACCACATATGCGCCAAAGTTTTCAGCCAATCCCTCTTCAAAATGTGCCCCAAACACATCTTTGGCCTCTCTGCAACCCCCGAGAGAAAGGACGGTCTCACCAAGGTTCTTCACTGGTTCATGGGACCCACGTTTTTCGCTGTGGAGAGGAAAAATCAGGAACAGGTTGAGGTCTTCCCAGTGACCTACGAATGCTTCAACTATAGAAATCCACCACCCTCCATGAGGAACGGTAAAATCTCCATGCCCAACATGATCACAGAGTTGGTCGAAGACCGTCAGAGAAATAAGATGTTGGTGGAGCTCGTTAAAAAAGCCTCAGCTGGCACGAGGCAACTCCTCGTTTTGAGTGACCGGAGATTTCACTGTGAATTTCTTCATCAATGTTTTCCTAAAAGTTCTGGACTCTACATGGGTGGCATGAAGGAGAAGGACCTCCAAGAATCTTCCAAAAAGAAGATCATCTTCGCGACATTCAGTCAAGCCCACGAGGGCCTGGACATTCCAACCCTGGATACAGTCATTCTGGCTTCACCCAAATCGGACATCACCCAAAGTATTGGGCGTATAATGAGAGAAACGAAGGGGAAGAAGAACAACCCACACATATACGATGTCCATGATCCGTGGTCTATCTTCACAGCGATGTACTACAAGAGAATGAAGGTGTACCGCCAAGGTGGTTTTAAAATTCATGGGAAATTTACCGAAGAAAGGAAGAGTGACTTCCCTCAGGGAAAGTGTTTGTTTTTATAATCTGAACACTTATTAAATGTCTGGTGCATTGATACAACTCGTCTCCAAAGGAGTTCAAGACATGTATCTTACGAGCGACGAGGGGATGTCATTTTTTCGTACAAAATTCATGCGGCATACGAATTTTTCCCAAGCTCCCAAGTACATTAAAACTATTTCGGATAGTGATACTTCGATAATGATTCCAGTTTTGGGTGATGCCATCAATGGACTTTGGTTCGAGTCAGATAATGCTAGTAATGACAACATCGCTTCGAATCTCTTTTACAAATCCACCCTAGATCTTTTCATAGGTGGTCAAAAAATAGACTCCCAACACTTTGATTATTATAGCGAGATCTGGCCAAATTATTTGGCTGATACCTACAACAAGTCACAGGAACTTAACACCAAGGCTTCACTGTCCAATAAATTTTTTGTCCCCCTCCACTTTTTTTTCTGTGACCATAAAGCATTCTTACCCCTAGTCGCACTCCAAAATCACCAAGTTGAAATACGAATCAATTTTGACAAGGATACGATCGAATCCATTCCAGCATCTGAAAAGAAAGCCAATATGTACGGGAACTATATTTACCTTGATACAGAAGAGAGAGAATCACTTGTAAAGCGATCCTTAGATTTCGTCATCACACAAACACAGAGAGTGGAGTTTCCATTGAATAGTGTGACTGATAATACAACTGATTCCGGTGGTTACAATACACTTGATATTTCTTCCTTTAATCATCCGGTAAAGTCAATCTTCTTTGGATTTGGT